GATATTATTGTTGGCAGCTTGTCTGAACAAAGCTAGCTTTGCTCTTCTCAAGCCATTTTGCCAAGTTTAAAAAACCCTAAGGTTTCTAAACAATTGTATTGTATTACTTAAATTACTTAACTACTTATAAACTAAAAAATGAAAATTAAATAATAAAACTAAAAATTAAAAACTTAAATCTATATCTTAAAACTACTTAAAATATGCCGTAAGTTTACGGCGCTCCCTGTCAGTGCAGGGACTCCTTTTGCCACCGGAGAATTGCTCCTATGGGATATTTAATGGCAATCGGTGACGCACGGGCTATTCCATCCCCCCTCGTACGCCACCAAACTATATTCGCTCACTTGACTACGAATTTTTTGTATTGGTTTCTGAGAGTCCTTATGACTCTTGTTTTCTCTAAGAGACCTGATGCAACATGAACCTCCGTCTGCTCAATGTTTAGGCACTTATCCTGGCGGTCCAATAGTTTTGCTGTGTCTTGGATAAGTCTAGACACATCATCGCCCTTTCTGAACTTTGCTATGACGATGGTTTTGGCTCCTTTGGTATAAGTGCATAGAGGCGATATATTTTTTCTTGCCTCACGCTTAGCTTCTCTCATTATGCTATCTTTTTCCTTAATGCTAGTTAAACTAGCATTGGAAAAGTATACGAAGCGCCTAGGCGTCTCGGGGTCCTTGGTCTTACTCTTGGGACTCACGATAGATAGCAGAGTGACGAAGTTCATCACACCTAGTGCAGGATGCACTCTAGTAATCTTCCCCTGTTTGAAGATGTTCTCGTCTCTCTTTATGCCTTCCTGGAAGGAGAATTCGTTAGCCCAATCGTCGAGCATCATTCTGAGGTCTCTCAGGTTCTGTGGACACACGCTCTTATCGTCCACCTTCAGATCTTCGCGTGTCATACGGGCATTGTACGCCATATTCTTTAGGTGTTGTCTATCCCAATGGTGACTAATCACCTCGACCTCGCTCAGGCCCTTCACTCCGAACACACTGTTGATAGCGCTACTTATGTTTTCCAAAACTCTGGGCACGTTGAATCTTCTGTTTAGCTCTTCCCAGTTGCATGTGCCCTCTCCGATGACGCTCATTATCGTGGTCACCGTGGTCCTCACGCTCTCAATGTGTATATAGTTGAGCAAGTATGCTAATAATTTGCCTCTAGTTATCTCTATGGCATATTCGTTCCTGCTTGCAAATCTACTTGCTCTCTTATCTGTGCCATACTGCCTCTTCAGGTCTATGGTATTTGTTGCCTGTTTCAAGGTGAAGTTGAGCTTCCCCATGATGTTCGCCAATGGCCTTAATGGTAAATATTTTACACGAATGCCTAATCTCTCTTCCAGCTCGTGTTGGTGAGTCAACCCCCATACTTCGCCATCGTTCCAATTCTGCTGGCTGAGCCTCTTCCGAACTGTGTCCTCCACCTCTTGGTAATGTGGCTTCCATTTGTCGGGTACCTTCTGATAGTCTACGGAGCGTTCGAATACCGCTGGCCTATCGCTTATGTTGTGGTCTCCTATGGGCTTTCCTGCAATGTTTCCAATGCGCACACGAGTGTACTGGTGAGAGCAAAATTCCATGCGCTCAAATTTGTCCGTTAGGGAATAACCCGTTCTCGTACCACAGCGGATCTTCTTACCACATCTCTCAAGGAACAAAGATCCATTTTTGTCGAGCATTTTTATGTCGTCAGCGGAACCGAAGTGTATATTGTCGTCACCGTCTGCGACATGCGAAACCCTTCTTACATAATAGGTTTTCCAATGGCTGCTCGTGATTGTACGATACTTGACCTCACCAATGACTTTTGAGGCCTCTGCAACTGTTATTCCCAATGCCTCAGATGTGGCGGCAGTGTGGTAGATGTCATTCAATTTCGTGTTGCCATGTGACGTGTCCTGGTCTCCGGACGATCTTTGGCCTTGGCATAGCAACACGTTGCCGTGGTCTGTTATCACTATAGACCACATCCACATCTCAAAACGAGTTTTGAGCAACAATTGGTACTTAGATCTGTACAACTTTGCGTAGCTCTGGTGCAATATTGCGAGATCTGTCAATGACACTGTGCCATCCCATCCGGAAAAATCGCCACTAGCTATTAATGTTTTTATGAGCTTTCGATCTTTTGCAGTGGCCAAGTTCCGCTTGTGCGCCTCGCTATATAAGACACTCCTTATATAAGGATCGTTCTTACAATGGTAATACTCTTGCTCTGTATGGTGGGAGTAGAAATCGTGTATGCCCTTCGTCAGGGTCCCCAAGTCCCACAGTGGAGTGCCGGTTGATGTGCCCATGTATAATTTCTCTTTGTTTACATGGTGGTCTTGCATGGGCCCAAGGATCATTAAATCGGCAACTCTCTGCACCTGATCCGCAAAGCGGATGTTTCGGGGCGAGAGATTTGAGTGATCTTTAAGCCATTGGATTCTGGCTTCTCTCCTAACCCTTTTTTCCGAGGAGTTTAGGTTTTGATACTCCTTTTCGTTAGGGTTCCATTCCTCCGGACAGTCTATCCGCCCATCATCGGTGATGTTCTTTTTCGCTTTCGTCTCACGCTTGTCCCTGACTGTTTGATAACAGGCTACGGGCTCACCAGCGCTCAACTTCTTAACGACTGCGAGAACTCTTTCCTTGAACTTTGGGTCGGCTACAGCTTCTGCATTGTTCAAGTAATGGTCAAAGTGACCTCCTTTGCCTTGGTTGTTTATGTGTTTTATCGCCTCCTCGTAAGTCCAAGGCTTGAATTTCTTTTCATCAGACCCCTCAGCAATCTTTCGATATTCCGGGGTCACATGGTGAACGGCGGCTTGCCACAACACTGCGGCATCTGTGCTCGAAGGCTCTTGAGGCATGATGTCGAGCCTCTTCTTCCACGCTGCGTGTAGGTGGTCGGGTGTGCACTGTGTATGACCAAATGTCGAATTCATATAATCCATGCCAAATACATTATACATGCATGAATTTATGATCTTGTTGCTATTGTGCTTCTCACGACCAAACTTTTGTGGGAATGAGAGCCTGCAGTACTCGGTTATGTTTTCGAATATTCCCGATGCAGGGTATTGCCTGTAGCCATTTTCTTTTGCCACTTGCATGACTTGCCTCACTCTCTCAGACATGTGGCTGTTGTACGTGACGCCATTGAACTCAAACTGGCGCCGGATCTTCCATTCATCGTCAGAGCGCTGGATCTGGTAGTATCCAGGGTCTATCTCCAGGTGTTTTGGGAATCTCCAGTGACCCTCGGGAGCCATCCACTTGCGGTAGTACATGGGTACTTCGAACTTGGACTGCTCATTGATGCGTTGGCTTACTTTCGAATGCTTCCTGATCGCATCAATGGCCTCTTCGTATCTATTAAACCTGATTAGAGGGTACTTGTTTGACAATTTTGTTAATTGCTTGTAGTTCTGACGGGCATACTCCTCCCCCGTCTTGTCAAACATTAGTTTCCTCTTGATACTTAACTCAAAGAGGCCTTCGCTAGGTACAAGCATGAAGCTAACTCTTAGGCCGCTCTTCTTCGCTACTTCGGGTCGATCTATGAGGATAACCCCTGACTCGTTAGCTTTGTCTAAGAATTGCTTCTTGACAAAGTTGTCGGCGACGAACTTGTCGTAGTTGTCCCACTTACCAGTTTTGATGGCAATTCGTCTCTCCCTTGTGACTTTGGCTCTATCGTAGAGATCGAGGTCATCCATTCCCTCATAAGTTCTTGCGAGGGTTGTCTTGCCCGAACAGGCAGGCATTAAAATTGCTTCCTTTTCAGCAACAGGTGCGCTGATGCTTTGGCTCTTCAATTTCTTATAAGCAACTTTTGCCCACTTGGTGAACTCCTGCAGTTTCTGGACGTACACGTATTTTGCGTGCTGTATTAGATTAGGTACGTCCACACAGTCTACATGGGTTCCGGTTTTAACCACCCTTGTGATGTTCTCGACGGCCCGTTTCATGGCCTGCTCATTCTGGCACACTGTGATCTTTTGGAGGTCACGCTCCCACTTGTTCAGGGCTCGGGCACGGAATCCTAAGGCTTTCTCGATGTCTACGTTGGAAGAAAGCCACTTCCTCTTTTCTGCGTTTCGTCGCAGTTGATCTTCGGGCAACACTATACGTGCCATTATTTGTATTCCGCTAGATGTTAACGCGGCTTCATCGCTTGTCACTACTATTCTTTTATCTGGGTTCTTAGCAAGTAGCGATGACACATCAGCTCCGTAAGGGAGGTGCAGCACATTTGAATTGGCACGGGCCAAGTTCTGTTTGCCGTGAAGTGGTGGCATTACTACCCCCACTATTGCTTGTTCTGTCGGCTTCCATGAGGAAGTCGAAGGGTCCCACTGGCGCTCTCTTGCGTACTTGGCTTGATCGAATCCATATAGGCATAAATACCATTCCCTTGACTGGTAGCTCGCTGTTGGCATTTTGTATAGAATTGCGCCATTAAAGTATTTGGCATACTTCAGCGCGGCTGTCACCGTAAAGCGGGAGAAACCCATCATCTTGACTACCATTGTGCCACCGCTCCTAAGGATACACATATAGTTCACTAGAGCGTCAGAGAATGTTCTGGCGTGTAATAGTTTGTCAATGGTTTCTTTTGTGACACCAGCTATTGGGTGCTCGATGAGTTGCCACTGCGACTCCTTTTCTAGGTCTGGATGGGCCTCTCCACAGTCAGTGATCACGACATCGAATTTTATATTGTCACTAAACTGCCTGAAAGTGTCAAGCACTTCTTTGTATCTGATGTCTCCATTTGTTTCGGTTTTTACCCTGTAAATTTCGACATTTGACACCTTACGAACTGATTGCTGTAACAGTTCTTCGCGTGGGACTGAATGCCCCGGGAGCATGAGGCTGTTGTATACTATACGCCTCTTGAGCTTCTGATTGTGGCTGACAATCGCCCACTGAACAAAACCTCCTGCGCCTGATGTTAAATCGGCGATGTTTTGAGCTGTCTTGAACAGGCCTAAGTCTCTATCCAGCGCTTGTGCCTTATAGTATCCCCGAGATACGGCATCGTATTCATAGGTCTTGGGGAGATACTCGCGGTTGTATCGTTTCAGCACTTGCCACGCTTCTCCCTTAATGTGGCTTATAGAGTCATTTAGCGCCTGGAGACCGCTATCTGACACTGTCACAGCGTATGGAATCTTGTCTACCTTAGTAAATGGTCTTATGGGTAGACCTACAGGGACTGCTCTTGCGGACTTAAACTCATCCATAGATTCTTTGACTCCAAGAATCTTCTCGTCCAGGTTGAACAGTCGCTCCTGGTACATTGGGCATAAGGCCCTCTTCGAGCATCTGTCGAAATGCACTATGGAGTACATTTCTGGAGGTAGCAAGTCTCTCTCCTGCTGTAGCACAAGTTTTTCTTGATAAGGTGCTACTGCCATTTTTTCTGCTTGCTGCACAGTGAGACTGTTGACCGACGCTTCGACACGCTCGAGGATCTTTGGTTTTGTAACCCATCCATGGTGGGGAGTTGAGCGTATGAGTCTGTCGAAGAAGCCTTCCAAGCAGTATTGCTCGACTTCAGGCTGTTCTTCTGACTCTGAGGAGCTTGGTTCGGGCGATTCCTCGGGCTCACGGTGGACTTGAGCCACAGTTGTCATCGTGGAGGATCGTGAGGTTGAGCCGACATCTACGAGGACTTGATTTTCAATGTATGTCTTGCGGATTTGACATATGTAGTCCCTCCTACTGGCAACTGCTCCGCTACTTGATTTCAGCTCACAATCTACGAATTTATTGAATGTGGAAGCTCCTGCGGGTCGTTTTTCTGCTCCTCGAACAGCCATGTTTGCGTATGTGTCTCTCAACATTGATAAGGCACACTTCGACTCTTTGTCATGTTTACCACACAGAGGTAGTGCAAATGCGGTAACCGTGACCATATGCGCTGTCAACGCTAACTCCTCAGCTGTTAGCGCGCCTGGGTCTGCAGGGATGTCTATTAAGAAGGCATCGTGTCTATAGTTCACATATGACAGTATTGTGTCTGCACTAAGCTTAGTTTCAACCTTCCTAAGTTTGAACATGGCGTCGGAAAGCTGTAAAACCTCACACAGTCGTGGAACTTCTGACTTATACTTTCTTACGAAAGCTTTAAGCTCGGATGCCATTGTGACGTTCAATGCTTCTGGCATTCTCTCGAGCTTATTGAACACTGCGTTCATGAACTCAGCATCTGCAAGTTCTTTTCTGGCGCGAGCTTTGGAGCTTGCGCGTTTGGCACTGTCTATCTCATCGTGTGTTATGAGCCACCACGCTTCTCCACATAAGAATCTCAGAGCGGGCTTATCAAACCTGGGCCTTTCCTCTTTTATTATACCTTCCTGGATTACTAAGGCCGTTCGGTTCGCATTATATTTTTCTGGCACCAGGAGTTGAATCTCAGCGCCTAGTGCATACGAGATAATGCAGAATATAGATGAATCGGGCAATTCCTCCATGTTCTGCACACTCAATCCGAGTTCCTCCACGCTAAGGTCGGAGATCTTTCTAATGGCACTTGAGACAATGCTCCTGACTTGCTCTTGTCTCATGACAATGCCGATTTGCGACTGCAGATGTTCTTGCACCAAGTCCATAATGTTCTTTGTCTCGCACTTGACGAGATTGACTTGGTCTAGCAGTTTCTTAATCGGTGTGCTGGGTTGAGTCCTGAACATAACTCCTTTTATCTTTTGAACTACACTCTCAGGTGGCACCTGGGGAGTGATGCTGTCAGCATTGACCATGTCCATAATTTGTGGCCAGCTCATATCTTTAAACTTCTGCTTTATGAGCTGCTGCAGCACTTGGCGATTGGCTTTACTTAGTTCATTTTTGTTCTTTGTCTTTGAGAACGCAAACACTAGGTTTCTATGCTCTGGCTTGACAAGGGCCAGCCCTTTGTAGCTTGCGCATTCTTGACCCATTTTTACGGGCTTGACTGTGACTTCATGTTTCGCTAAATTCAGGAAACAATTTTCTTCAAGCACTTCTGCGAAATCAAAGCCTCTTTTGACGACAATGGGGCCAGTTACACTTGATATGTCCACAACGACATCTTCCTCACGGATAACGACATTTTCCACTGTTGTGGAGCACATCTTGGAGATCTTCTTCCTAATATTCTCCAAGCACCTAAACGTCTTCGATGTCTTGAAGTCAGCTGGCACCAAGGTGTAATTGCCAATTGTGGTCTTTCCTGAGCACCACAAAGCTATCGCAACTGCATTTCTCACGTGGAACTGTTCGGTGTCATTGTACACAGTCCACTTGCTTGCTTCTACCTGGTGGCTGCGCACCAACTCCACCAAGTCGCCCGTAACTCTCTCAACTATAACTTGGGCAACTTGTACGTCATCTGAGAGCTCTCCGATGTCTATCCTCTTTGGCCCACTTGGGTAAGGTGACACAATAATAATACCCACGGGCTTTCGTACAGGGAGACCAGGTATGCGAGTTGGTAGAGATGGTATTATTTTCGACAACGCATAGCTGAACTTTGACTCTTCCACAATTGGCGTCGCGACAAGACTGTTCAAGTTCTTGCGGTGTTTTAAGTTCACAAAAGTCACATCTCCGCTGAACCTTAGGCTGTAGAATTTGCTTTGGGAGCACACTAGGTTCTGCTTAAATGTGATCACTGAGCCAGTGACCTCCATGAACGTTTTGCAATGGCATGTCTTAAACCTTTCAATCAACTTGCAATCTCCACTGGTGGTCCGATAGATCACAGTGTGTCCAGTCACAAGGTGAATGATGGTGGCCTTTTCTTGCAGCACCTCAGTTGCATTGTACAACCTGAATAGCAATGCGGTACTGTAAGTTTCCTCAACACAGGTCCACACTCTGATCTTCGATATTGTTTCGAGTGTGCCTACCTGGTTGAAGGGTATTGTTCTAGTAGGAAGGCAAATTCCGACACTACGGATACTTCCGCATTGTACTAATCCTGTTGCCATAAATTTGCCTTCTATTTGGAAGTTGTTTCTCAACCACCTCACGTCCTCAGACTCGTCTCGTACGAATTCTGAGTAGTAGTCTAGACGCGTGCGTCTAAACAGCGTTGTCTTGACCAATCCAAGCTTATCGGTCAATTCCCGTGGAAGGATGATGTAAGGCAACAACTTCAGGGCGTTACCGTTGGCAATGTTTGGTGCAATGCGGGCTGCCACGGTACCTCCCTTTGATGTTTTTGAGATGCTATTTATAACATCTCTTTGGTGGTTCGTCAATGACGCTAGATGGTAAGGGACGGAACCACGAATATGAGGCAGGTACAGGAAATACTGTAACTGCTCTTTCTTTGGAGAAATCTCCAAAAGTTGCCAGAGACCTGTTTTCGGTTTCATCCATAGCAATTGGAAATGGTCTCCGTAAGCTGTGAACTGCATAATGTCATTTTGATTTTTGACATTATAATCTGCGACCTCTATTTTGTCTGACTGAGATTCTACGTAGTGCAAGTATTTCTTTATCTCAGTGCACGCGTCTGCCTTTTCTAGCTGGTAGCAATCGGCGCCAGCTGCGCGGTTGTAGGAAAAAGCAGAAGCCCACTCATTTGGATTGTTAATGAGGTCGGTGGTCGACATAGCATTGAAGAGTCTATGTTCCTCAAGCGTCATTCTGTAGCCATGAAGGACTACAGCAAACATGTCTCGGCGTACTACGTCGTTGATGTACTGCACGACGTTGAGAAGCCCATAGCGGATGAAGATGGACTTGGCTTCCTGCATATCGTTCGCCTCTTTCTCTTCAACGACGATGTTTTTAGTGTGCCACTTGCCTTTCTTTAACAAGTATTCTCCAATGAATGAGGGCAATATTGAAGAAATGACAGTGTCAGCAACCTTATCTTTAACGTCTTCAACGAAGCCGTTAACCTTGCTCGTTATGGAGCTGAAGAACCGGACGACTCTAAGGTAAAGTTGCACTACTGCAAGTGATGCAGCGCATGCGGCTTTACCTGCTACAGATTTCAATGTATTGTAGCAGTCCAATACTATTCCCTTTATGGTGTCAATTAGGGAGCTGTATTCTTCAGTTCGGTGCAGCCTGTTGTAGAGCCATGAGTCAGCTTGCTGTGTTGCAGACTCGTAAAGTCGATGTACTGATGTAAATAGTACAATTATTGGGCTCTGGCATATGGCTTCACTGCTGAGCTCGAGAATCTTGTCGACTGTCACCTCTGGGTTGTCTTCCTTAACTATTTGCGAGACAACGCTTACAGCAGTTGAGACTATGGCGCTTGGGTTAAGCGCACCGCCTACGGCAATTATGGCCGCTTTGTAAATTCTTTCAACGTTATGGATTCGAGCTTCAACCTCCTCATTTCCTAACGCGTTGACTCTACCAGCAATGCTGTCATTGCGGATATCTCCTCCCATACCCAAACGGGTGTACCTCATTGAGTGTGTGCACGTCTTGTAAATCATATGTGCAGACGCAGTGACAGTAGCTGCCACGACACACTGGGGAGTGATACTCTGTAGAGCCTTTATGGAACACAGCGCAGCAGTGGTAATGTTTAGCCAGTTATCACAAATGCTGGCGCTGCTTTCCATGATGCCAATCAAGGCTCTAGCCAGGCAGAAGCCTGTGTCGTAGGATCCAGAGCCGTAAACTGCCTTGGCTGCCCAATTACTATACAGCCCAGCTTCCTTAGGGCCGGGCTGGTTTATCACGATGTTTGGTGTGACAGAGACGTTAGGCGGCGCTACATTTGAAAGCCGGTTGATAATGGCTTTCTGTGCCTCGGACGCTGAGAATAAGCCTTTTCCAACAGAAAAGGCTAGGGGAGCCAGTACTGATCCGGCTACTAGGGCTCCTCCTTTCGTTAATTCCGGATCTGCGCGTTGGTAGGCGTTCTTTACGAAGTTCAGCAGCAATACTATCGCCGTTGAAGATCCGTACAAGTATGTTGGCATATTCTGACTGAGGAATATGCCAGAGGCTGCAATGAGTGCAGTTGGGAGTATGTCTCCGAAGTACTTAGAGAGCTCTTCTATACACACTCCCGACACGCCCATTGCTGCTAGCAATGATGTTATCTTTATGGCATGATCGCCTCCTTGTTGAAGCTGTGATATCAGGTCAACGATCCATACTACGATATTTTCTTCGCTGTAGCTCTCCATAACCTCTTCTTCTAGTGTGGAGGGCTCATAATCATCGTCACTATCAACGAAGCTGCGACGATCTTCTTCCGGCTCAGTCGATGTTGGCCGGCTAGGCAGCGGCAGGCCGGTGTCTCCGATCAGGCGGAGGACATGCCTTAATTTTCTGCACAAGGCGTTGCTCTCTGGGACCTTGTCGTGTAACCACATCACTATCTTGCGAAGCCAGCTTCTGAACTTCTGGAAGTGCTGTTTCACTTGATCGAACCACATTGTTCTCTTAGCAAAGTCTTCAGACCGCAGGTATTTGTAGGACTTGATCCTGCTGATGAATTGTGCTCTAGGCACAGCGCAGTATCTGATCACTCTTCGAGTGCCAGCTTCGGCGTTGCATACACCATAGATGAGTGCAGAAACACCCATTATCATGCCTCCTGCTACAACGGCTGTTATAGAGGCTTCGCTGGTGTAATTCTCCAGTTCGCGGAACTCGGGGATGACTACATTTGTTTGTTTGTTCTTAATCATGTAGTCGTGGTCCGATGCTGCTTCGATAAACTCACCAGCTTCCTCCAACTCTTTGCGCAACTCCTCCAGGTGATATCGGGGGAGATAATTCGCCAAGTAGAACGTTATAGGGTCAATTGTCTCAAGGTATGACTTCTTCAACTTCACCTTGAGGAAGTTCTCACGGTTTGAGACATTGCTGCCGTACAGATCTTCGTTCTTCACCTTTACCTTGGTAGCTAAAAATCTTGGGTGAAGAATGCAGGCTTTTTCTATGAAGGCGTCGTTGGTCTTGTCTTCATAGTCGTAGTCATCGTAAACTTTCTCATTCTGCAAGATCGAGAGAGCTCCCTGGCAGAGAGACGATTCCGGGTACTCGACGAACATACCATCGCTGGTGCATCCGTCGGGAATCCAGTAAATTCCTTCAACATCTCTGCCGGTTCTACCTCTACGTTGTCCGGCCTCTTGAGGGCTGATGTTTCCGCGGCGGAATCGAGTTTCGTAGATAATGACTCCGTCAGCCTCACTAAGCTCTGAGACTTTTTCGAGCTTTGTCATGAAGTCTATCACATTAGTTGTTCTTGTGATAGTGATGCCGGTCTCAATGCAGTTAGTTGCAGCGATGAACGTGTTGGCAGAAAGTTCATCGCGGTGTTGAGAGGTCACGACTGCGCAGGGGTGACCTTGAGCAACTATTTGGTCGCGCATTTGTTCGCACTCTTTGATCGTAGCACAGAAGATGATAGTGCGATCTTTGTGGCAGTCGAGAGGCATAGCGTACGACTTGTCGCTGTAGGTCAGCTGGCAGTACGCTTGCTTATTGTGATCTCGCCAGAGCTCGAGTTTGCGATCAGTTACACGATCACCGGCGTCGACTCCTATGCGGATGGTCTTGTAGATGTTGGACGCCCAGGTTGTGGCAGTAAGAGCAACGGTCTTGGTCGCCGCGTAATTCTGAACATACCACTCAAGAGCGATAATGTCTGCGTCATTGCGCGTATGGATCTCGTCTACTATGATCAGATCGAACTCTTTGAGATCCCGCCTAAGCAGACTTCCGCAAGTCATGTAATTTATGACTAATCGTTCTTGGATGCCGGAACAGCGGTACGTTCTGACGTTGAGATCGCCATCGCTGGCGCGCAGGCGCATGGTTACGGTGCAGAATTGGTCCATGTTGACTTTAGACCTAAAATCACAGATGTAGTTGTTTAACTCTGTGATAGCGTAACGCTTCGGTATGCCTACTGCAACGTTGAACGATGATTTTGTTTTCGATCTCAACCACTCTGCGAAGTGGAATACGAACGATGTCGTTTTGCCAAAGCCAGTTGGCGCTGTGATCATTGGTATCTTTCCTTGCTTCATTGTTGCTTGTATTTCAAGGAAATAACCTGACATCAAATCAATATTTGATTGCATACTAGGTGGCTTGATGTCGGCAGCCACAAGTGTGCTTATTCTTTCTTCACCGGGGCGCTGTTGCGGGATGGATTGTGCTATTATTCCTACAGGAATGCCCTCGGGGGTGAAGATCGGTGACCCAGACCAGCCCTTCAAGTGTTGGATTTGAGGTATAGTCCTACAATTGACTATATCGAAGAGCTGTAACCAGCGCAGAGGAATTCCTCCCTTAAAGTCTGGGTCGATAGTGGTTGGCGACTGGCTTATCATGGTGACATATTCCTTACGCTCAAAGTTGAACGCAAAGTATAGTCCACGGGTTTCGATTTTAGCCAAAGAGAAGTTTTCTCTATGGTCTTCTGTAAGGTCTACGACATGAAAGTCGCCTTTATCTGGCGTAGACACAAAGGCCGGGTTGTAGTCCTTGCTAAACAAGTACTTTTCGCTCGGGGCTATGATGGTCGAGCAATTGGCATCCGATGCGAAGTTCAGTTGGAGTTTACCCTTGCGCATCACATGGTATGCTGAGTAGTGGAAACCCCTGGATATAAATCCAAATCCACATACTGGGCCTCGGAGCCTGGTGACGAAGGTTGTGTCCGTCGCACCATACCAGTTGGTTTCGGCATGGTCATATGGGCCTGACCGTGAGCATTTGGCTGGAGCGTCGATGATCATCCACTCTGTGGTTGTTGGGGCGTTTCTTAACTCGCTCATGATAGCGATAGCCTCGGCCTTGACAACCTGTCGCTCGATGGTTTCAAGTGGCTTGTCGATACTTTCTGCGATCATGTTGACCTCAGGCAAAAGCATCGGATCGATTTTATATGCCCGGGTCAAATGACGAACGACTGCATCCCACTCCATGACCTTGGGTATTAGCTGAAGAACCTCAAGGGCCAAGATTGTCTCCGCCATAAACTGATCAGATATTATGGCATGGTTAGTCGGCTCCTCCTTGATATGCATAGGATGCTCAGGTGGTAATTGGCCTTGTTGTATTACCCACTTAATACGACAAACGGAGTGGGCGGCAACGGTCGAAATGCCGCCTATTTCTACCAGGAAATCTATCCACTTGTCGATGTCAGAGTCTGGACTAGGGAATGGAGGAATTGAGATTGCTTCCTCTCCGTCGGCTTCACCGGACTGGTAGGTGATAGAGCTTTTTGCAGTCTCGACTTTAGGCTGTTTCTTGATAGCACCAGTGGAAGATGAAACAGCACTATTCTGTGTAGCGTTATTTGAGACCCGGACTGGTAGTTGGTCCCTCTTCGCTGCCTGGTAAGACAGAGATAGCTGTGCCATCTGCTTTCGGATGGCATCAAAGTTGGGCACGTTCTTAGGTGCACAACAGCGCACAGTGAGGTCACCGTGCTTGTCCGCTGAAATGGCTGGGACAATCTTGTCTTTGCCCTCTGCGCGGTTGATTCTACTACGGAAGGTGGCATACGCGCGTTCGAGCTCGAAATCGCTCATAGCGATAATAGCATGGCCCTTATTTGCTGGCAGCTCAAGCTTGTGCTTTCTTGCGATCTCACAAGCTTTGGTATAACATTCGCCAATAACCTGGTCGACGAGCTTCTCGGGGATGCTATCTATAAAAGCCCGGTATGTGGTGGTCTTGTTGTTTCGGAAGTTGAGCTTGATTTTTATCTTGTGCTTGTCCAAAACTTTCCTGACGAAGGATGCGAAGAGTTGTTGTTTCACTTCCTTCTTAAGGCCGACTTCGTGACGGATGACTTGTTGCGCAACGGGCACCTCGGTGTGGCTTATGTCAGCGTTGATCTTACCTGATGCCATGCCGTGGTGAAGTACGATGTTTTGCATATTGCCGTCTTTGTCTTTGCGCTCCATGCGCAACACGGGCTTTCCAACTAAATGGGAGCGTTTTAGCGTAAGCTTCTTATCACTATCGGAGTGATAGTGAGCGGCCTGATCGTGAATGGCACAGCAGTGCTGTTGGCCTCTGACACCGCTATGAACGTAGAAGGCGTTATTCTGGATGATGGTAACTCCAGAATCGCCAGGCTGGAACCTGATGTTTATGCTGCTGCTGCAGCATGTTTTGCCCAAAAGAGACTTGGCAATGTGTTCTTGGTTGGGGCCAAAAACAATCAGGTCGTTGGCTACAACTGCTCCTTGGATGTTGTAGAAGCAGTGGGCGGCGGAGACCAAGTTGCCCTCTAGGCAAGAAATGTGGCACACTATCTTGCCTTTCCATGTTAGTGCTTTGTTCACAAAGTTTTCGTGACAGAACTGATCAAAGGTGTCTTTTAGATCAATGATGTACCGTGAATGGTACTTAAGGGCACCAACAGGGTTCACAAAACCGTGATGGACATGTTCTTGGCGCAAGGCTGTATTCGGAGCTGGCCACAGTCTTGCCAAGTAGGTGGTGATGGGGCAAGTGAATTCCTGTTCAATGATCTCGGTGTCGTGGAACAGGCAGTGAATTGCAGATGTGGCCAAAGGTAGGGCTTTGTAGGCCACCAATGCTGCTAGTGTGTACCAGTTTTGATAGCAGCAAGCTGTTATTGCCAATTGAACAGGCAGGTACAATGCCTTGTAAGCTTGTTCCTCACTGAGACGCACTCTATTGAGGATGCTGACTGTCTCATTAGCCGCGCGGCGAATGAAGATCATGGCTTCAATAAAGATGCCATGAACATAAGTTGCTTTGTCAAGCACTTTAGTCACCACGACTATTGCAGTACACGATAAGACGGCTTGCGTCGCGCATACCGCTATTTCGCAGGCCACTTCCACTATGAAGCCGCTGTAGTGGCTAGATGGTTGTTCTCCTCGAACTAAAGGCAGAGCGGAGAGGCCAAAAACTACGATGGCAGCGCACGTGTATCCCTGGGAATACAAGTTAATGGAGATGATCGTTCCAAGCGCGAGTGCAATGTAGACTTTAAGTCCACTAAGCATTTGGAAGAGGCCCCCAAACAAGCCATCGATGCGGTTCTTAATTGCATCAATGTTGATGGAAACTCCTGTTCTGTCAAGGACAGCAGTAATGTGATCGTACATGTACGATATTTCCAGCCGGTAGTTCTTAATAAGATTCCGGATGACAATGTCTTGCTGCTTGTTTGGTGTGCTAATGGTACAAGCAGTTGGAACGACGGAACCGCAAAGGATCTTGACCTTGACTTCGTGGTTGCTCACCCTATAAACTAGGCCGCCTACAAGTTGGCAAAGGCGGCAACGGATGTTGACCACGCAATCGGTTTCTCTGGTGTTTTCCAGAGTGACTTCAGCATACTTGAAGTTGCTCTGCTCTCCTTGTTTTGCTTCATGTATGGCGAAGTCGATGTCTTGGCACCACGTTATGACCATGGATAGGGGCTTGGTCTCGACGTAGATGTCTACAAACGCCTTTTCTTGCGCAATGGTGGCGGATGCAGAATTCTCATCGAAAACTACGTCCTCGTGGTGGGCGATCATGCTGGTGTTGATCCAGGAGGCGAAGGGGTTGAGTCGTATACTGGAATCAACTTTAACGCCGTTCTGTTGCACAGATAAGTGCAGGCAGCTGTTGTCTCGGAATCGAGAGCACCTTTCGTCTTTGCACCAGCAGGCGTCGACGAGCGGTAGTTGTTGCTGGGATTGCAGGAATTGGTCCTTATATTTGAATATGTATTGAGGACCTCGTGTTCCGATGACGTTGTATACGACACCGGATATTTTATAATTTAAGTTGTCTATCTCACTGGTGAGCTGATGTTTTGTCCTTACGTTAAAGTACATGACAGTAGTGTTGATAGACGCCTTATATCCCTCACTGCTTATCTGGTAAACGGTGATGGTTTCTTTGGGTTTGAGCATGAAGCAATGCCCCATGCGCACTTGGCCGTTAATTGCGCAGCTGGTACCGGACCACATAGTGTTGTATGATTCGGTACGGCGGAATACGTTTATGCGGTTGGCCTGCCTATTACAGCTGTCTTCAAATGTTTCCCAGATAGGCTGTACTCCGGGGCAGGAGTAATTCGCCTCATAGTGCATTTGAATTTCTGCGGCGATATATCCAATCTTATTATAGGTTTGGATGATCTGGATGCTATCGAACAAGATAGTCAAGTTATCAGCGTGGATGCATCCGTGTTGGTAAATATTTTCGCTGATCTTGTAGATATTGACTTTTGCAGCTTGTTCTACGGAGGATAGCTGCACAATTTTGCCGTCAATAGTGCATTCTGCAATGATGCCGTTGGCAACGAGCATCACGACAAATGCAATTGCAAAGATGGTGCCGAACTTCTCCAGGATAAAGACGGTCAGACCAATTACGGCGCAGTATTTGACTACGACGAATAAGTTGACACGAACTTCGACCAGTCGGAAACGTTCGGCAAAACTCTTGCGAATGATAGTGGTATTGGTACAAACATCCCTCACATAGTAGATGCTATGCTCAAGGCCACTTATGCCACATTTGCTGTCTTGGACGATGTTGGTAAGACCAGCATAAGCGCTGACATTAGCAACCAAACATTTGATATCATCGATGTTATTGATATCAATGGCCAATATCCTGTTTGTGAAGGTTATACGCTCACTACCACTCTCGTAGTAGTAAACTTTACCATCACTTGCCAAGGTGAAGTCTTTGGAGCAGAATATTTGTGGAGGGAGTTCCACGAGTTCTTCAGGAATCGACACATTAGCATGGATATTATTGCTAAGTGATTCGACAATCTTTTGAAGCTCGTTCTGCGCCTTCAAGGTTTGGGCCAGTTGTTTGTTGTAGGCTTGGATGTCAAGCTCTATTTCATTGGCCGTCATCTCTGCGTAATTAGGCTCATCGCTTTGCATATTCAGTTTAGACTGAATAGCTTGTAGCAGCCGGGTTGCAACGGTTAGTTGCTCCTCCATTTGTTTCAGTGTCGATACACTAGACTCAAGCACAGCCATAGCCCTGCTCAAGTGCACCCTGATGTTTTTGACTTTGTTAATAAGTTCATATAGGCGGGATTTGTATCGACTCATTTCTTCTTGGAGGTACATAACCTGTTGCTTCCTGGCGGCGAGTGACCTGTTGGTAGTGGCAATTGCGTCAAGCTTCTCTTTGAGCTGCGAAGCTCCTTCAATGTTGTTGGCAAGGAGTACATCTTCAACACCCATCCAGTACTTGGCGAGCGCCTCAAGTTGATCATAGCTGGTAACAAAGGACCCAGACTCGTTCTCAATCAGCTTCAGTAGCCGCAAAGTCCATTCGGACTTCTCGGTCACATCAGCGACTGGCATGCTATCAGCTCTCCTTTGCAGCTGTTTGCTGTTGTTTTGCAACTGGCCGATAGCGTTGTGAATCTTGCCAATCTCGATGGTGATCGAGTCTACTTCCCTTTCGAGCTCATCGAGTTGGGCGCTAGTCTTTGTGCTAAGATCCTGTTGGTACTTAGTCATATATTCCTTAGCACTATCCTCACTCCGGGTCTTCTTGTACTCCTGGATAAGGTGTACCTTGGCCTTAACGCGTTCTGCGTCGCGGGAGAAGTCAACTGCCACGATTTCTGGTGGCAGGTCAGTGGCTTTGATTTTATTTGCCACTGGGGTTGCCAGGCTTGTTGCGATGACAGGCAATAACAGAAGGCTTGTAAACACTATAAGGGGCCTTCTTATGCTTGGTGGGGCTACGCGCTTTGTCTCATTGACGACAGTGTAGTTGTCGCCTTGCCGGCTAGTTATTATAGAGCAGATCTGCCCGTGGCTATTGAAAATAGGCGTGCCAGAGATGTACTGGCGCTCACTGTGGAAGGAGTTGTACTTTCCGCAGTACTGTTTGCCCTGGAACCGGGTGGTGTAAGCAATTCGTTTACCGGTTAATTGGTAAACGTGTTCCTCGCTGCACTTGCCTATAGGTAGACCGACGGAAATGGTTTCTGTCAGTCTGGCCAGTGGTCTAGACGATATGATATCGTTGACCAGCACTTTCCCAATAGTAGGGTAGTCAGGGCACACGCTGTGCATGCAGACATAGTCGCTGCTTGAGACGAACTGCTTACCATCTTGGTTGGTGTTGATAGTAAAACCTCCTGCTAGAGGGCAGCTCTCAATATGTTTAGGCGAGTTTAGCCTGACAACTTGTTGCTCCGGTTTGGGAACAACAATTGGCTTGTTGACCAGCTGTTTGGCCTTAGGCTTAGCTTTCACTAATGCCTCGATAGCCTTAGAGACTGCATACCGCAGGTCTCGGCGCCGTTTGGCTGGCGAAGGTGGCTTTTTGGCCTCCACTTGGTCACCTTTGACCTTTGCGACCGGTGTGGTAGATACTTCTTGGGCTACCACCACACTGACCGCTTGAGTCTTCTTGACCACTTTGGTGGTCGCGGCCTCCCCGTCGATCTTCTTGGGGGGAGGGGTGTCGGACTTTTTGTCCGGCAGGTTCGGCGGCCTGGTGCTGTCTTTTTTGTTGACATCACCTTTGGCGGTGACTTTCCACTTCTCAGCGAATTGCTGCTCGATGGGGGGCCCGTCTTTGATCTTTTCAAAGGCCCGAGTGGGATTCACGCCATTGTGGTAGCGCGGGCATCCGGCATATGGGCAGTTGAACCGGAACCCATCTCTGGCAAGGCAGCGGGCGTGATGTATGTACCGCCTACGGCAGACATAGCATTTATGCTCGTGCACCTGCTTTTGCTCTTCAGTGCGCTTGATAATTTCAGCGCACTCCTTTTTGGCATTGCCAACTTCCCGCTTAAGCTCTTCGATGCGGGCTTTCTCAGCGAAGGCCGGATCGACCTTCAGCAACACGGCCTTGGTGTCGTTTTGCCCACGGTGGTATTGTGGGCAGGCCTCGTTGGGGCATTGATTTGCCCTTTGGCGGTGGCGCCATGATCTGAGCACGTGGGTGTGCTCATACTTGCACCTACACACATAGCAAGTGTGTGTGTGGGCCTCGACACGCGGCTCGATAGGCGCGGCCACGGCTTCGACATTGTGCGCCTTTGCGCACTGCAGCATCTCCCGCTGCACAGATGGGCGCCGCAAGTAGGCCGTGGTGGCACGGGCGGCGCGTGACCTCGCGACAAGCTCAGTGCGCGAGGGTTTTTCAACCACCTTGGGTGGTTGAGGGGCCGGCTTGGGGGCGACCTTAAAGGTCGCCACGGCCTCAAGGGTCAGAGCCCGAGGCTTAGTGGGCCGGGAGCGGGTGTCCAACTTGCGTTGGAGCCGTTTGAGCCGCTCCTGCTCGTTTTTGGCCAACCGAGTGGCCCGATTTTTCAAGCGCAGAATGCGCTCTTCAAGGTACTTGACCTTGGCCTCCCGCCGTTTTGCAACGGCCTCATTAATCGCCTGACGGCGATTGTACAAGAACCGGGCGAGGTCCTTGTCCTCAGCAACAAAATGTTGCCACAATGTTTCAGTGGCAACCACCCCGAACCGCTCCATGGTTTTAGTGAACGACTTATAGTCGTTCGGGGTGACCATCTTTTTGACGAATACGTCACCGCATCCGTCAAATTTGCCCTTATGGGCCTTCTGCGCCTGGCGGTAGAATTGGCGGTGAAGGTCCCGCTGCCAGGCATTAAATTTTTTATTGATTTTGGCCCTCTCTTGGGCCTCATCCAAGCGCCGCTGGACGCGCTTGATCTCCTTTGCGAACCTGCCACGGTTCGCCTCCGCCCCGGCGTACAACGATTGGGCCGTATGATCCAGCCCAAGGGAGGCGGCATAGAGAGCAACTTTCTCTATGAATTTTTTGTAACCTTCCGGGGAGAAGGTTACGCGGGCACACAAGATAAGAGGGAAGTAGTCCCTCTCGAAGTTCGCCACCCGCTGGCGAGCTTCGTTTTCATTTTTGAGCTTCAATTGAAGCTCTTTTTTGGCCTTCATGGCCTTTTTACGAGACTCGTAGGTCTCGTACTTAAAGTTGCCTACAATTTTGTAGGCCTCTTGGGGGGAGTTTGCCAAAAATAATTTTTTGGCCAACTCGGCCCGAAATTCCGCAGAGCGGAAACGCGCGATGTAGGGCATCACGCAGACCCAGGTTGCCCCGTTGATGACCACGGGGACGAAGTGTTGGCGGGCATTGGCCGCCGCTACCCCGAAGGGGTAGAAAACCCGCTTACCGCGGGCGTCGCCGATGAAGGCGAGGGTTTTGGAATTTATAAAGTTGGATTTAATAAATTCCATATTTAAATAATCAATAAAAATTATTTAAACAAAAATAAAAGTTTTATTTTTTAAAAATTTGTTATTTTAAATACCTAAGAAACTGAATGTGACCTAGGCAAGCACAGAGAAATACTAAAAATTCTCAAAATTAGAAGATGAAATTTTCAAAATTAGAAAGTTTTCAAAAAATCCAAGGAATTGCTTCAGAAATCGCCGTGATATAATACCACAAGAAGAAACTCAC